ATTCTGTTTTTTCATGTAAAGTTACTCCATTTTGAAAATTCATTAGGGTATTACGCTAAAGTGTTGCGGAATTACATCTGTTATTTTACCGTGTTTTCCTGTTACTTTTGGCTGTATTCTCCTGTTTGAAAGTGATAAGCTATAACTGGGTCAGCGGTGACCTATCACCCTGATTCGAGGGGGTGTCCTGGTAGTGCGGTGGCACTCCCTCATGTTCAAACTTTCACAAGTCGCAAAATTGTCACATTTCTTCCGCAATTTGCACACGATTACCACTTACAATGTTCAACAATGAGACCACGAAGGAGAGGAAAGCAAATGGAAGAAGCTATTCAAGAAGCAACCAATGATAAAAAACAAGAACTCCTTGAGCTGATCGAAAAACTAACGATCACGCAAATTCAGTATCTGATTGCATTTATCAAGGTGTACTTCAAACTATAACCTCCAAGCAGAAGGTCATGTGGCAGTAGTGAACAGCTTAATCATTTGCTTTACGGCTGCCTTCTGTTCTGCGCTCAGGGTTCTATACCCATGAACCAGCTCCATGATGTCCTCATCCATGAGGATAGAAGCGTCGAATGCCGCCTGTTCCTCCGGGTTGAGATCCCAGCCCATCAGATAGGGGACGGTTACATCAAGTGCCTCTGCCAAACGTACTATAATACGTTGGCTAACCTCACGCCCACACTCTACTTTGTTGATTGAAGACCGTGACTGATATCCCATTTTCTTAGCCAGCTCTTCTTGGGTCATACCCAATTCTTTTCGTCTGGCCGTGACACGACTTCCGAGAGTCAACGTCATCACCTCCTTACCATATATTAACACGTTCTGTAGACATTTTCAAGACATTTTTGAAAAATTGTGTTGACATCACAAAAGTGTTATATTACGATAACAATGTAGACTAAAAGGTCTACAAAAAAGACATCACTTAGAAAGGGGGAATTCTATTGACTGATACAGTGCTTCTCAAGGAGAGGATCTCCAGAAGTGGTTTGAAACTGGGATATATTGCTCAGTGCATGGGCTTGTCTCGCATGGGGCTGTACAATAAGATTAACAATCGTCGCCCTTTCAATCAGTATGAGATAGAAACATTATGCCAGCTGCTGCAGATCAGTTCCGCACAAGAGAAGGTTGCTATTTTTTTTACACCACATGTAGATAAAAGAGTCTACAATGAATGATCTTAGGTTGTTTCATTTGAGTACATAGTAGACAAAAACGTCCACTGAAAGGAGGGGCGATATATTTTTACCCAGGGTGTAGACAAAGATGTCCACAACAACAGGAGGGGATCAATGGACTTGAACGCACGATTGGCATTAAAGGAACGACTGGCGAAAGTGCTCAGCGAGGCCCTTTCCGACCAATACGATTGCAACATAACAATCAAATTCAAGCCGGAAAAAGACGAGGTGATACAGTGAAAATAACTATACCCAACAACAGGACGCCGCGTCCCAGACCGGAAGTTCCGACAGTTAGCCTCTCGGATGAGGCATACGACGTGCTGGTTGAGTTGTCATACAAGTACAACGTCAGCATGCGCAGGTTGGCCAGCGCCATCATTGTAGGCGCTTATGAAAACATAGAGATCGAAAAGGAGGGTTCCAGACATGCAAAATCAACAGACGCGTAAGACCCTGACGATTACCCATGACGGCAAAATCCAAGTATCCGGGTATGGGGTGTTCAGACTGGGTGACCTGGACTTTTACTCCATCCTCAGTGATTCGCTGCTGATAGATAAGGAGGAGTTTCAGGAACTGAATGCCCAGGTGACATTCACGCTGACTTTGAAAGATAAACTACCACAAGCGAGGTGGGATTGATGCTGACGGAGAGTAATTACTACCAGGACAAGGATCATTTCAGCGTATCGCTGTTCAAGAGCTTCCAGAAGTGCCCTGCATGTGCAATGGCCATGCTGAAGGGAGAATGGAAGCCTGATAGGGGAAAGGCGCTGATGCTGGGGAGCTATGTAGACGAGGCGTTAACTGGTACGGAAGAATCCATGGAGGCATTCTTGGCGGAAAACTCCAAGGACATCTTCAAACGTACCGGTGGTATGTACGCTGAATTTGAACAAGCCAAAGAGGCCGTCGAGCGCATACGCGAACAGCCGCTTATGATGCATTACCTGACAGGGGAGCATCAGCGGATTATGACAGGCCAAATAGAAGGTGTGCCGTTCAAAATCAAAATGGACACCTATAAGCCGGGCGAGTTCATCAGCGATCTCAAGTATATGAAGTCTCTGCGCAGCCCAAATATGTATGAACCTATGGTCAGCTACTGGGGGTATGATCTCCAGGCAGCGTGTTACCAGGAGATTGTTCGTCAGAATACAGGCGAAACACTACCGTTCTTCTTTGTAGTCGCAACCAAAGAGACCCCGTGCCATTTGGAGGTTGGCCAGATCAGCCAATACAACATGGACGATGCGCTTGAAAAGGTGCGTACATACATTCGACGCTTCTGGGCTATCAAGACCGGCAAGGTCGAGCCTGAGCGCTGTGAAGATTATAGTTGTGACTACTGTACCACAACGAAAAAGATAACGCAAGCAATTGACACTGACCTGTTCGGCATGAGCCGGGCGCAGATCGATAGCGTAAACGGAACACTACTATAAGGAGGCCACCAGATGGCGACAGCAATCATATTCGGGGCACCAGGCTCCGGTAAAACAACCAATTCTACCCTGGTACCGGGCAAGACACTGCTACTGTGTAGCGACAATTCAGCCCTTGTGCTTAACAATTTCGACCGACCGAATCTGACGGTGAAGGAGGTACCGTCCTTTAAGGAATACCTGGAGGCGTTCGATGCAGCCACTGCCAGCAGGCAGTATGACACGGTGATTACCGACTGCCTGACGGACATCATTGACGGTTTCATCGTCGAATGCAGGGAATCCGGGAAATACGGCGATGTTCGCCAGGCGTATCTGTTGGCCTATACGAAAATCAAGGCTCTGGTACGTCGTGCAGCCCACTGTGGCACCGACTGCATTTTCAACTGCTGGGAGGACAGTGAGGAAATCTCCCTTCCCAACGGCGAATTCACTACCCGCCTGTCGCCTATGCTGCCTGCAAAGATTAAGCAGCAGGTATGCGGACTGTGCAACATCATTGCATACGTCACGACGGCTGTAAACAAAGAGGGACAACGCCGCTGGTACTATGTGACCGAAGGCAGCCCGACCATGATGTGTAAAGACCAGCTGGGCTGCAGGAAGAACTGCTTGCCTGAAAAGATTTTTGAAGGAGGACATAAATAATGGCAAATTGGAATTTCAACCCGAATCAGTATGAGGAGCGCAGCTTCTCCATTATCCCTGAAGGTGGCCACCGCGTGCGTATCGCTGATGTGACGGAGCGTACTTTTGCCTCTGGTAACGAGGGGTACGAGATTGTGATGGAGGTATCCGGTCACGGCGGCAAACTGTGGTACTACCTGGTGCTGAACCGCGCTGATGAGGCTGCAACGAACCAGCGTCTGGGCACGTTCTTCAACTGCTTTGGCATTAACAACTACACGCTGGGCAATGGCAAGCAGTGGATTGGCAAGGTTGGCGGCGCGTTCGTCAAGCATGAGCCGTACAACGGTGAGACCAAGGCCAAGGTGCAGTACCTGATGAGCAAGAAGAAGCAGGAGGAGCTTCCGCCGTGGCAGGGTAACGCAGCCGCACAGCCCCAGCCTCAGCCGGTTATCATCAATGATGATGACTTGCCGTTCAACTGATGCTCAGAGACTACCAGCAATCCGTTTACAGGAACACGGTGGAGGCTTTCCGCCATGGGTATAGGCGACCATTGGTCGTTCTGCCCTGCGGGGGCGGCAAGAGCTACCTGTTCGCTGAGATGGCGCGTAATACCCGTGGTGAAGTGCTCATTCTGACCCATCGCCGGGAGTTGCTATCGCAGCATAATGAATTGCTGAGTAACCTGGGAATCAACGCAAGGGTGTCCATGGTACTGACTGAGGCTAACCGCCTTGGTCAGTACCAGCGCCCGGCGCTCATTATCACAGATGAGGCCCACCTGTCAAGGAGC